TGAAAAGGTCGCCGAGGTCGAGCAGGTCCTGTTGAACAGACATAAAAAATCCGATGCCAGAGGTCTGGCATCGGATTTTCGATGAAGCCTTGCTGAGACTCAAATACTTAAGTGAACAGCATTAGACTCATTGGTCGGGCTTTGCTTGTCGTCTCTCATCACTGTCTATTCCAGAATCACGTGTAAACCTTACTCAGGACGGGACACAGACAACAAAAAAGGGCCCACCTTTCGGTGAGCCCTTCTAGACCGCCCAGCAGAGCGGATTTTGTTTGGTAGGCGCGATTGGACTCGAACCAACGACCCCCACCATGTCAAGGTGACCCCGAAACCAATGCAAGCATATGGTCTATAAAGAAAAATTGGTGTTTTACAGCAGGTACAAAACCGCGACATCACCCTATTAGAATCAATAACTTAGCGTTGTATATTCCTACAGTAGTTCACCCTCTTGGCGTCCTGCCAAAGTTTTCCCCCCACTCATTTCCACTGCTACGCTGTCCCCTTCCACGGAGGATTCGCGATGCCAAATTCAGACCTACTCCCTTCGCTACTATTCAAAATCAACGAAAATCAACTCGCCTTGGAGGTTGCCATCATGGAGCTGACACTCTGGGTTGAGCAGCGCGGTGCGGCCGAAACCGGCGGCAATGTGCGCAGCGCCTTGGTAACGATCGACAAGAACAAGGAACTCATCAAGATGACGCTTGCGGTGCTGATGACGCTCGAGTGACAAATGTCTGGCGGAACTGGGCGGCCTCGATTCCAAGCGAACACGGAAGAAGAAACTATGGGACTTCGAAGAGTATTATTAGGCACTGTCTTATTTTCGGTGTCATATCTCGCAGCTGCTGAATCTCCAGGGGAACTCTGGAAGCAGGGGTACAAAATTATTTGGGAATCGCCCTATGAAAGCGTAGAGGAGTGCACTCCTGACGATGCCGTAGTCCTATCTCAGCAATACGTCTTTATCTGCGACAGCTATGAGTATGTCTATCATTACGGAGGGGTCTTCGTCGCGTCGCGTGCTTTTACACACAACGGCAAAACATTTACTAGCAGCTACCTGTGCATGGATGGCGGTGACGAGTGTCTAAGTGGTGATCTGATTAGACGCCGTTGAATGCTCGGCGTGTTCACTATTTGCGGTATCAAAGCCTGGGATGCCGCATAGAAATCGACCAAGGCCTTTATAATCAAGGCCTTGAGCTACAAAAAGACCACAAAAAGCAGCACTCTTTGCGACTCTTTAGAACCCAATAAACATTGGCCCAAACGGATGCGTTTTGGGGAAGAGCGTCCACAGATGAAATCCCACCTCCGGCGTCCTGCCGACCGAACACCAATCCAAAACTCTACTGATCGTCGATTCATCCTCGCCCGAGTCTTGCGCATCGATTACTGTATATCCAAACAGTACAGATAAGGCATGACCGTGGCCCCCCTCGAAATCGAAGACACCAGCGACTGGCTTGGCTGCCCAACTGATCTTGAGACCTGTCGCTACTTCCTGCGCATGACCGAAAACGAGGTGCAGGAACTGGCCCTGCAACTGCGCAAGGCTCGCGAAGACATCTTCGGGCTGGTACAAATGCACGCCGATGCCACCAAAGAATGCGGGGCGCTGCGGGCCGAGCTGGCGCAGGCCAAGGCTGACCTCGCAGATTCAAACCGCAGATCGACTGATATCGAGACGAAAAGCAACTGGGAGCTGATGGCCAAAGGCAGGCACATCAGCGAGCTCACTCTCAGGATCCGCAAACTATCCGGCGAGAAACCATTCGAGAGCCCTTTCCCTCATCACCGGGAGACTTCACGAACATAAGCCTGACACGCCGCCAGCGTGATCAGTCCTTGGTCGCCGGCGTCGGTGATGGCGACAATTCGTTGAGCATGCGCTGGGTCAAGTCGGGCACGCGTTCCTCCATGAACCACGCCGACGGCTTCGGTACCGGCTGGCATTGCACAGCCACCGGCTGGATCCGTTGAGTCGAGGAGGACTGACAACCGCACATCAGCAGTGGCAAGGCGATCGCGCAGGCGAGCCTGATTGGTTTGAGCATCGCTCAGTTCCTTGTAGTGGGTTTGCTCACTGGTCGACAGGCGCTGCTCAAGCGCCAGCCGCTTGTCCTTATCGGCACGCACCTGGGCGGCGGCCGCGTTGCTAATGGCGGTCAGATCGTCCTGATGCAACCCGGCCTGTTCGGCGAGCTGCTTGCCATACCGCCAGTCTTGAACCTTCCAGGCCCCCGTCGCGCCTCCTCCCACCAGCATCGCGATCAGCACCAGCAGAGCAATCAGCTTCTGCACCAGTGTCATCACGGCACATCCTTGAAGAAGACGTGCCCGCCCAGCTTCAGCGTCTGTCTCGCCTTCGCAGCCCAGGTCGGAGCCGCCTTCATGCTGATCGCGTAGTAGTGCGTGGCGCCGCAGGTAGGGTCCGACACCTTTCCGTCAATCAACTGGTCTGCCGCAATCCGTGCTTGCGCGAGCTCGCGGAACGGGATCTGCTTCAGGCCGATCAGGAACTGATAGTTAGGATCGGTCTTGTTCCAGCAACTGAACTGATAGGGCTTCTGACACACACCAACGTATCCCTCGCCCCACCACGACTTTGCTTTGCCGTCGTTGACTCGGTTGCGGATGGTCCAGGCCACCGCAACCTGGCCAGCAATGGTTTCCCCGCGTGCCTCGCCCCACAGGGTGCGCGCGAGAATGTCGCGGTCTGTATCGGTCACGGTCATAGCTATTCTCCAGGCATGAAAAAGCCCGCTATTGGCGGGCTGGCTGCTGCGAATTGGATAATCACTGGCTTCATCGCCAACCGAAATTAACCACTCATAAACCGAAGATCATTCGTGTAAACTCGCGCAAAAAATTTGAAGGACTCATCATGTCTTTAATAAAGCATAAGAAAAATTACGAGATTGAGGCGCTGCGCGCGATCGCAGTCTTCCTGCCGGTGATGGGACATCTGGGGAATTTACTTTTTTGGTATCCGCAGATCGGCAACTGGTCATACGGTCTTTGGGCTGGCGTAGACATATTCTTCTGCATATCCGGGTTTGTCATAGCTAATGCATTCTACAAAACCTTTTATTCGGCAGCCCGACTAGAGGACAAATCAACTTTCATAAAAGAGATGGTTTCTTTTTACATCCGAAGAGCGTACAGAATTTTTCCATCCGCGATGCTATGGCTTCTGATCGTCTGCGTACTGTCAGTGACATTCAATCAGACGGGAATATTTGGCGGTCTTAAAGCCAACATATTCGATAGCCTTTCGGTCGCAATGTTCGTGTCGAACATCCATTTTGCCAGTTGCTACGTGAGCACCCTCGGCAACAAGCTCTGTGGAAGCAACGGAATTTACTGGAGCATTTCACTTGAAGAACAGTTCTATTTCCTATTCCCTTTCCTGTTCTTCCTGAAGCTACGATGGATTATGTGGCTTGGGGCTGCCGTATTGCTTGGCACAGGCTTCATGTATTTTAACTCGTCGAGCTTCCTGCACGTTCTCTACACGAGAATGGATGGGATTATGTTAGGTGTATGTCTGGCGATCTTTAAGAACACCAATGCCTATGCGCTTATCGAACCGAAATTTTTGGCAAATAGCGCACTGAAATACTTCACGGTTTTCGCCTTGATAGCGGCGATTCTGATAACGCCATCCAATGGCGGCGTTATACCGTTTGTCTTCACGATGGTAACCCTGCTTTGCACCGTTACCGTATGGCTGGGCTCGTACCAGGGTGGTTACCTTTTCCCTGAGGGAAAAATCAGAAGCATCCTTGCCTATATTGGCGCTAGGTCGTTTGCCATCTACCTAGTTCACAACCCATCCTTCTGGCTGACCAGAGAGATTTGGTCGAGGATTGAAGGTGTAGAGTTCCAGTTCGACTCTCACTACAACATCCGGTTTTGCTTAACCGCTATTGTCTTGATTGCTGTATTTGCCGAGTTGAACTATCGATTTGTAGAGACGCCTCTCAGGAAGCGAGGCATCGAAAAGTCGAAAAAGTATCTCGCATCTAAAGCCAGTACCCGTGAGCCTGCATACGCTTAATAAGCCAGGTTGTCAGCACTTCGTGACCGGATGCATTCAGGTGTATCTGGTCTTCGACGAAGTGCTGGGGGAGGAGCGGAGCCTCCGCACCTGATATCACGGTAACAAACGTTCCCGGCTTCACTGCTTCTTCGTATGCCAGTGACTCTGTGAAATACCTCCAGTGCTCCAGCGTCCAGATCCACCCGTCACTATGAGGTATAGCTGTTGCATGATCGGTTCTCCAAATAGGGCTTAACACAACAACGGGTAGCGGTTGCGGCAAGCCACGGCAATATTGTATATACGACTTATATTTAGCGATATAATCATTAATACTTGCACCAGGATTCGCCCAGTCGTTTGTTCCTATCGTTACTAATATTCCTTCAACACCAGAATACCCAACAATAGAACCAACGGCGTTTTTATTTGCATACGCTCCAAAGCCCGGGCTTCCGCCCTCGGTCATTCTCTGCCCGGGCGACGATATATTGTTTATGGTGATTAACCAACTGAGGAATTCGAGCCGCAGTCAACTTACTTGAATCACCAACCCCGACATCACAATAAACAGAAGCGTGTATAGAATCACCTGAAATTATCCATCGGGGCGCCTGGCTCATTCAATTCCGAGCCCCCTGATCTTGTGCGCGTCAATAAATTCAACAACGCGGGGATCGTCACTTTCAATTTCCTGAACGCCTGGGTAGCTATCCTCCAGCTGTGGAGAAGAGAACAAGGCAACGATTTCATCGTCATTAACTTGAGCATACAGTTTCATATCCAATACCCAGAAAAGTACACAGTAAATGAGGGTGAGCCGCCGGTACTTGCTGTGCTCGAAATGAATTGCTGTGGTGTATTAATTGTCAGTCCAGAGAAATTACGGGAATCGGTATTCCCCGCCCCCAGCGTTGCCGATGCGATCTGCTGGTTAACAAGGCTGGTGTCGGAATTTACTGTCAGGCTCATAGCGGAGAGAGCCGAACTACCAATTTGCAATTCGCCAAACACCTCCACCGCATTTGCCGGGATTACACCAGATGCATTTACAACCTGGTTTGTTACGCTGACCGAGCACTACCAGGCGGGGCACGGTGATGACGCAGTGGTTTACATGAAGGTTAAAGCCGACCTGAAGGTGTAGCGCGGTGGGCGTTTGCCCAAAATATTCCCAAAGTTTGCCCAAACACCAGACAACAAAAAAGGGCCCACCTTTCGGTGAGCCCTTCTAGACCGCCCAGCAGAGCGGATTTTGTTTGGTAGGCGCGATTGGACTCGAACCAACGACCCCCACCATGTCAAGGTGGTGCTCTAACCA